CACCAGCATCGCGGCGAGCGCGATCCAGCCGACGACGGGGATCGCGGCGAAGGCACCCGAGACGCCGGCGGCGAAGCCGGTGCCTGCAGCGGCCGACGCAAGGCCCGCTCCGGCCGCGTAGGTGCCGACACCGTAAGTGATGCCGCCAGCTGCGCCGCCGAGCGCACCGCCCTGCTGATAGCGGTTGTACCCCGCATACAGAGCGCCGCCGATGCCGAGCGCTTGGCCGAAACCTGAGCCGTAACCGCCATATGCGCCGGTGTACCCGGCCGAACCTTGGCCCGGCATATTCACGCCGAGACCGGACGAGTAATCGACCGTGCCGTGCGTGCCGTACCAGAAATTGCCCGCCGCCGTCGAGAACCCGTTCCAAATCTGCTTGCCGGCCGTGAACAGCGAGATGCCGCCATTCGCCGTGCCGAAGAGGTCCGTTCCGCCGCCACCCGAAGAGCCGCCAATTACAGCACCGCCGACGCTGCCGAGCACCGGAAGCAGAGAACCGCCGCCAGCAATCATCGAGCCGCCGAAGATAGCGTTGAGGATCGGATTGATGATCGCGAGCTTCGCGAAGTAGGCGATGATTTGCTCTACAACCTGCTTAGCTATATCGGTAAGCGACTTCATCAGCGAGCCGCCCTCGACGACCCATTTGCTGAAGGCGTCAGCAATTGAATTGCCGGCGTTGGTCCAGATGGATGTGAACTCTTGCGCTACGGCGCGCGATTGCTTCGCGGCCTCGGTAAGGTCATACGTGGATGCGGCGGCGGCGGCGGCGCCCTTCTGAACCTCATCAAGCGTCTGCTTATTCTTTATTAGAGCATCAGCATTCTTCGTCCATTCATCGGTCGCCTTCTGAACGGCTTCCGCGATAAATCGCTGACGATCCGTCATCTGGGCCATCGCCGACTGATCGGCATATTCCTGTTGCAGCCTTCCGAGAATATCGCCTTGTCTATCCAGTTTCGCCTGCTGTTCATCCAACGATTGATTAGCTAGACCAACAGCCTTTGCCATGAAAGCTTGCGCTGCCGCATAGGCTTCAGTCGCTTTCCCCGCCTTATTCCCCGTCTCAATCAGCTGCTGCGAAATTTTGTTGGCTTGAATGACCGTCTGAACATAGTCCTGATAAGCCTTATTGAGCGGGTCTAACCCGCCTTGCATCTTGGAAAGGAATGTGCCCGCAGCAATCTGGGCCTTGCTGTAGTCGTCCAACGCCTTGGCGGCAGCATCAGCTGCATCCTTGTTGGCGATCAATGGCGGCGTAACATGGCCGAGAGATTTTGCTGTCGTATCGGCGCCAGCAGAGACGTTAGAGAATGTGCCGAATAGCTTATCTAGCGAATCTCCAACCTTCAGGACGGAATCTTCGACACCAACTTTCGCGGCAGCCCAAGCGTTCTGAATGCGCTTTGTTCCGGCCTCCCATCCAGAAGCCACTGCTTGCCCAGCCTGATCGGCGAATACTTTTGACTGTCGCAGGTTGCCCTGCATGGCTTGGCCTATAGAAGCAAGATCGAGATATAGGCCCTTGGCGAATCCGTTGAAAACATCGCCGACGCCGCCAACTGAATCACCCAGCGCAAGAACGAAATTGATGAGGACCTTTATCGCTTCGCTGGTGGTTATGGCCGCAAGAGCAATTCCCCTGAGCCCATTCATCACGATAGATGAACTTTGACCATAACCAGAAGAGGTCGTGGACAATTCGACCAGCCACCCCGTCAATGCGTTCAATGCGGGTAGCATTTGTGAAACAACGGCATTAGCAAACCCTTCGGCCTCGATCTTTAACTTCGTTAGGTTGTCGTTGAATTCCTCCGATTGCTTAGCCATGTCGCCGGAGATAACGGCTCCGTATTTCTCGGCTTCCTCGCGAGCCCTTGAGAAACCTTGCCCGCCTAGTTGATTAAGAAGAGGGATTAGATCTGCGCCGGACTTCCCAAAAAGTTCCTGAGCAAGCGCAGTCTTTTGGGCGCTATCTCGGTAGCTGGAAAATTTCTGCGCGACTTGGGCGAGAAGTTCATCCGTGGAACGAAGATTTCCATTGGAATCCTTGAGCGAGACCCCAATCGCCTGAAAGGCAGCGGCCTGCTGCTTGCTACCGCTGGCTGCATCAGCGGCATTTCTTGCAAGCTTGGCTAGGCCGCCCTGAAGCTGATCGATCCCTACATCGCTCAATCTAGCCTGAACATTGAGAGCGGAAAGATTCTCTACAGAGATGCCCAATTTCTGGGACATCTTGTTGAGCTGATCGGCCGTATCGACAGCTTGCTTGCCGAACTCGACTAATCGCTCTACCGCAAATGCGGCTACTACCTTTTTTGCTATGTCAGCCAAACCATCACTAACAGATGATGCCGCATGATTCCACGTGTTGGCCGCCTCGCTCGCATACCGCTGATTCAGCGCGTTAGCTTTGCCTAGGTCAGATTGTAGCTGTGCTACATCAGCTCTTAGGCCGATGACTAGCGAGGCAAGATCAGCCATTTACCAGCGGCTCCAGTTTCGTTGCAGCATTTCGATGGGTTCTTCGTCGTCCATATCGGACTCTTCTTCTCGCTCACGCTTGGCGAACGGCATGAAATCCAAAGGACTAGCAGTCCGCGAATTGGCGGATGCGAACTTGTTGCGAATCTCTGCCATCAGCATTCCGTGCGTAAGCCAGAAGTTTGATTCGTCGTCGAATGGATAGCGGGCGTAATAGGCGCGCAGCTCGGCTGCTTCCGCGCTAGTCATGCATCGCTTGGCGATACGCGGAAGCAGCCCGGTGCGAAGACAGAAGGCCCACCAAACCTTCTGGCCGCCCGCTATTCGTTTTTTGCTGCGTCCTGCCCTGCCTTGTTGAGTCCATTCACTTCAAGGGCGGCGTCTTGCAGTTTGTTGGCAAGTTCGTTTGGCAGCTTGCCTGCCTCTTCTGGCTTCAATGTCAATCCGCCTTTGTCATCGCAGATGATTTTCGATAGCAAGCGATTGCGAAGCCCTCTGTTCTTCTTCGGGTCTTTGTCAATATTGCTGAAGAACTCTTCCGCCTCATCAGCCATCAGCAGGCGGAAATAGAACTTATGCGTCCTGCCCTTGAACTCGATATCGCGATCAACATAGGTCGTGCCGATGAACTCGGCCAAATCATCAAGAAACATATGGATTAGTCCTTGCCGTCTAGGATGCAGCCGACATGACGCCGCGCGACGGCAAGGGCGCGCGTTGGGGATGCGCCATGCCAGCTGCAAAGGGGAGTTGCCGTTTAGTGGCGCTTAGGCCTTGTAGTGCATCGTGCGAGGGCCGCTACGCTGGACCTGCATCTGCGAGGTCACGAGAGCATTCTTCGCAAAGTCGAGCGGAAGGTCGGCGATATAGCCGTCGAAGCTGGTGAAGGTGCGCGTGCCCGGATAGGTGATCGTCCCTGACATATCAACGGTCGGCGGGATATTCTTGCCATCAGGCCAACCGATAGCCCACGGAACTTTTTCCTGCGTGTTGAACAACTCCCAAAGTTCCTGGTGCGAAACCTTAGACGGGTCGAAGTTGAGATTAACTGTGATCTGCCCTGGATCCGGCATGCCGGCGAGATATTGCATTTCTTCATCGTCAAGACAAGTGTCGTCGATCTTGCTGGCGGCACCGCCGAGTCCAGTGATGCCGGTCGGACAACCGATCTGCACCATCGAATAGCCATTGCTGTTCTGGATACGCACATACATCTGCGTGCCCTTGGTTTGAACGCCCATCTCTTTTTCTCCATCGCGATGCGGATGCGACGCCTCACGGCGTTGCGGGACGGCTGCTTCACAGCAGTCGCTTTCCCGAACGTGCACGGTTCGGAAATTAAAAAGGCCAGCATGGTGGCTGGCCTTGAAATGCATGCCGTTTATCGCAACGGCTGCGCCGGGTTCACTCGCTACTGAATCGCTCGCTTACCGGGGGAATGAGATACGCGCGTTACTCATCCCTTGTGCGGTGTCACACAGGCTCTGCTGCGGTCCGCACTTATCTAGGATTCCATATCTCCACGTCGAATGACCAGCGGAACAATTTG